GGTTTATCTTCTTGTATTTTAATAGTATATCCTAAATATATTTCTTGGAAATTACCAAATCTATCATTAGGGTCAGCTTCAATAACTTGTTTTTGGTTATAAACATTTTCAGCTGCTTTAAGTAGAGCCTCATGTTTATCCGGATTAAATTTATTAAAAGTATAGTATTTTAATTTGCTTCTAAATTCTTGCCCTAAAGTTTCTTCAAAATTAACTCCTGTAGATAGTGAAACTAAATCACCATAGAAAATTATATTTCCAAATTCGTCAAACCCAAATACAGTATCAGCTAAAGGCATTATAGTACCTTCCCCATCTATAACAACAAAAGTAGATACTCCTGTAGTATTAACTAAAGCAGATCCTCTACTTCCAGCTTCAAATTTATCTAACTGAGGGAAAGCAGTTAGTAGGTTTTTAAGAGCAAAGAAATTGTTTCTAGATGCCTCTGCAGCTGCTTCTTGTAAACCAGATCCATTAAATCCATCACAGCTTTCTAATTTAGCAGCCAATTGTGATGTTTCTTTAATAATTAATTGGACATATGTTTTAACAAATCCTAAAATTCCTATTAGTCTTTCTAGTTCTTTACTAATTTTTTCAAGTAAATCAATAGCTCTAGATATAGCAACTTCTATTTTATTTAAAAAGTTAGTAACTGCTTCTATAGCTCCTACAGGTACAAATAAAGCAGGTAAAATTTTAATTACAGCTTTAACTACTTTTAAAATAATACGTATTACTTTTAAAACAATAGTTATTGTTTTTATAATAGTATTAACAAAATTTAAAGCTACAATTATTGTATTAATTATACCAAGAATTACTCGTGAATACATAACTATCCCCTTAAGGATAGCTGCTATTTGGTCATAGGGGATAGCATCTCTTAAAACTCTATTTATTCCTTCTATTTGTTTTTTAAAAACTTCCTGGATGGCAAATGTTATATTAGTGAAAGGTAAGATTTTATTGTAAAAATCTCTTAATACTCTTACTCTCTCTATAATATCTTGTGCATCAACACCACCTCTTAATGCTAAAGCAGCAGTACCTGTTACATTAGCCGCAGGTGCCGCTAATTCACCTGTAGTTTCTATTATTTTTTGAATATCTTTAAAAGCTGCTTTAAGTTTTGCGACTCCTGGGAGGGTGTTAGGTAGATCGTTAATTTGATTAGCTATGTCATTAACTCCTAATTCTCTTAACTCAGTAGTTAAATCTGTTAAGTCTGCAGCCAATTCATTAACGTCTCCTGTTAATTTAGATTCATATTCTATTTTAAATGAAGTAAATTCCCTTAATATTTCTTCACCTGCAGGATCAGTTTCTACAGTTCCTCTTTTATTAATTACATAAGGAGGAATAGAAGGGGATATACTTTCTACATTTATAACATATTCTTTTCCTAAAAATGGAAAATCAATATCAAAGGAATTATCTACGGTTCCTCTCATAGTAGATGTTATTTTAGGATCTTCTATTTGGGTTATAGTAACATATGACCCTCTAGATATAGCATCTTTTTGTGGTTTAAGTGGATCAGAATAAGGTACTGCTAATACTATTTTTCCTGTTTTAAAAGGTATGGTACCTACCTCATCTTCAGATAAAGGGTCAGGCACAGCTTCACCAGTTACTTCTTTAACTCCATCTATAAATGAAAAGGATCTAAATTTATTTACTAGTTCATCAATTTTACCCTGTGCTCTTCCTAAAGCATTTGCTACTGGACTACCTGGTGGAAATAATTGGCCAGCGGCAAATTGTAAAGGATTACACAAATCATAAGTATTTACTACTTTTAATGTATTATATATATTTTCTAATGAAGGGTTTGATCTAACATTCCCTATAGCTTTAATTACTTGACCCCTATTTTCCCTAGAAAAGAAATCTGCCTCTAACATTTCTATTTGAGCGTCTTCATCTCCATATACAAGAGTTAAAGCACCTTCCTGTAATTTATCATTAAATTTTGATAAAGAATTATATGCCTTTTCTAATATTTTTTTAGGTTCTGCCATTATTGAGTTTTAACTAATTCAGAAAGGGTTCCAGGTATTCTTTTTGCTAAACTTCTTGCTGCTTTTTGTAATGCTTTTCCTGCTCTATTAACAGTAGCTATATTTGTATCATTTGAATCTGTGGCTATTTTTAAATCTTCACATACTACTTGATCTAAAACTCTTAAAAATTCTACTAAAATAATAGCAAGTCTATCTCCTTGAACTACAGGGTGTGACGCTTCTAATCCTAAATATATTTCAGGTGAATTTATTATTGTTTTCCCTCCACTATCTACATTAAAAGTCCCTTGTGTAGAAATACCTACAGCTTTTTTACCTACTATAAATGTTGAATCTTCTTTAGAGTTAATTAGTACTCTATCTGAATCTATAATAATTTGATTTCCTCTGTATGGGAACTCAGGTTTATATGTGGTTGTAGGGGGAGCTATTGAATTATCAGAAGTAAAAGTTTCTGTTTCAAAATTGGGGACACCTTCTACTTCAGGACTAGAAATTGATAAACTATCGGAAATATTTGCTTCAGGTATATTAATACCTCCTTTTTGGAGCTCTTCCATTTTCTTTTTAGCTCTCTTTCTTTTTCTACTTCCAAATAAAGCATAAGTTATTCCTTCAGGTACACCAAAAAATTGTTGATATAAATCAACTATATTATCCCATATATCTATAATAAATTCTACCATCATGCATCTAATCCTTCTCCATAAGTAAACTCTCCAGCACTTGTAGGTTCTGTTGGTTGTTGAACGGGGCCTGGAGTTCTTATAGAAGTTGGATTTGGTTTTTTAAATGAACCTGTTGGGAAATTGGTTTGTTCTTCTTCTACTTGTTTTTTAATTTCATTTCCTAAATCAGGTTCTTGGTTTATAGTATCAAAATAATTTTCTACATCATCTAGTTCTTTAGAAGATAAAGTAGGATCTTCAACAGGAACATCTTGTAATAATTTAGTTGTGTTAGTTATAGGTACAGCATCTACCCCAAATGAAGCAAAATTTGTAGAACCTAAATTTACAGGAATTAATTGCCCATTAGTCATGTAAATAGAAGCATCATCATTTTGAATGTCTTCATATGTAGGGATCCAATTGTTAAACGGTAAATCGGCTTGTGATTGGCCATTTCTTATAATTGTAATAGGATTTCCATTTCTACCTTCTGTACTCCAAGGGCTTTCTATATCTTTATTTTCTTCGGGTTGTCTAGCTGTAGATCCAAATCTAATTGAATTACCAAATCTTCCTTCTATTATAACATCTCCCTCATTTGGAAATAAATTTCTTATATCAGCTTTTTCTACAAAAGTATCCCCAGGAATAGGTTCAACCAATTCATTATTTTCATTATTTTCTATACCATCACCTACACTAGTATTATTTACGGTATTAGTATCTTTTGATATTCCTGGAGCAGGAGAAGGTAATAAATTTAAATGGTTACTATTCCAAGGAGAAATAGGATTAAAATAATAAAATTGAACTGAATCTGAGTTTCCTTCTAATAATGATTCTTTGGAAGGTCCTATTGTTATGTAAACAATTTCTCCTTTTAAAGGGAATTTTTTAAAGTTAATATCAAATGGATAAGCAATATTTCCTTGAGGATATTTTTTAGGGATAGACCCCTTGTTCAAAGTTTCAAATCTAATAGCTCCTATACTAGCCCAACCACCTGCTACTTGAAATAAAGATTCCCCGTTACTATCTGATGATAAAGATACATCTATAACTCTAACAGGAATTAACCCACTAGTATTTAAATTTTCTTTAATTTTAGAAGGTTCCCTTAAAGTATTTGTTAAGGTGGGAAATTGTTCAGCCATTAAACCGCTTTTTCTATTTTTTCTTCTAATTTAGGTACTTCAATGTTTTTATCTAATTCTTGAAGAGAACTAAATAACATTTCTTTATCTTCTTCAGATAATAATTCATCTGAATCTACCATTTTACTATTCATAGCACGTTGAACGATACCAGCCATTTTAATTAAGGCATCATCGTTTTTAATGGCTAGTTCCATATATTCTTTAATTAAAGGAACAATCATTGTTGCTTCACCTGGTGAGGTAATTAGGGGTTTTAGTCCTTCTATTAAAGAACGAAGTTGAACTTCTTTATCTTTTTGATTAACGTGTATCTCTTTCAAGAGATCAGAGAAGTTTTTCTTTCCGAATAATTTTACTTGTGAAAAATCCATAAGCTATGCTTTGGATATAAATATAGATGTAATAAAGAATTAAAATTTCATACTAACTATCCCACTTTCAATATATTGGGTCATTAGTTTTTTATATATAATCTTCATCTTTTTAATTATTTTAGTTATTTGAGGAGTAGGTTGATCTGTTATTTCGCGTATATAAATATATATTGCTTTTTTATTAAATAACTCTAAATTATCTCTTTTACGAAATAATTCTAATATAGCATCTGCAGTTTTAGCATCCTCAGGTTTAGGAAAGTGATTGTATAAGTGTAAGTCAAAATATTGTAACAAATATTCTATAAATTCAGAAGCTCTATCCTTATAGTCTTGGATTGGATTTGAATTTTCTAAATCTCTAATTATACTAGGATCATTATCTATAGTATCAACACCTGCTTTTTGTTTTAATTTTTTATAATTATTATTATTGTAAAGTATTAAATAACGTTTTGCTATAGTACCAAAATAAGAAAATGCTTTACCTTTACCTTGTTTATATAAATGAAGTTTTTCAAGTAAAAATGTAATTACCTCATGTTGTAAATGTTGAATTGTATCTACTTCTGTATAATAGAATTTAAATGTATGTATAATGTTTTCTGTTAACTTAAAGAAAGCATATTTTATACGTTCATTATATATAACATTACGCTTATCTTGATCTGTTTCATTAACATATTCAAGAATAGCATCCTCTGTATCTTGAGTAAAATATTGGTTTTTGGTTTTGGGTCGTCTTTTTCTTAAGGTCCCTTTTTTAGTATATTGAGGACCTTCATCTTTTTGAGGTACAGCTAGAATTTTTCCCTCAAGAGATTCGTCTAATGGTGAAATCATTTATTAATATTGTACTCGTTTATAAGCTCTTGAATCTCTTTTATTCCTTTAAAAAACCATCCTATTTCATCATCAGATTCAAATATTTGTTTTGAATCAATTTCTTTAATTTTACGATTTGATTCAGATATTACAGTAGACATAGTATCTATGTATTGATCTCGCTTTATAATTGCATCCTCTAATTTTTCATTTTTACGCATCAAATTCCAAATAACATAGAATATGATCCCAAAAATAAGGATACCAACGTTAATTAAGATAATAGTGGTTGTAGACATTTAGAGATTCTTAACTAAATTCATTAAATTATCATTATTAGAACCTATTTTATCTAAGTTAGTATTAACTCGATCTTGTTTTGTTGATTTTGTTTTTGGATTTTCATTACCAAAAGTATCTAACCATTCACGTTCAAATTCAATACGTGCTGCCATTAGGTCAGCTTGGTGTAAAATAAAAGGAAGTGAAGTACGAGGTTTTGTTTCGGGCATATATCCTTTTAAATATGCCTCATTTGCTTGATCATATAAACCATCGTGAGTTTTAATAGCAATCCATTCATTTGTAGTTAATTGAATTCCTGCTTGTTGTAATAAGAATAAAGAGCGATCTGGGACCGTCATATATTCATTGTTAGTGTTAAAGGTATACATTTCACCTAAATTCTTTTTTCTCCATTCATCTGTAGAAGGTAAAACAGAAACATGTTCTAATGATCCTATTTTACCTAAATCATGATTTAACGCGGAAACAAATAGCTCTTCTTCAGTAAAGGTATCTTGCATTCCTATTTCCTGCCATACCTTTAATAGTTTAAAGGAAGCAGTAATTACACGTATAACGTGATCAGCATAACCCCCTGGAAAACAATTGTGATAAGCCTTTTTATGGGAGGCTGGGAGCAAGGCAATGCGTTCATCTAGTTTATTGTAAAAATCTAGAAATTGTTGTTTACGGTTGCCCGTAACATACTTCTCAATGCCCCTAAGGAGTACCTCATAATTTTCCTTTATTTGTTCCGCTGTTAAATTCATGTATTAATCTTGTGTTTCGTTATTTAGATATGTTTGAGATTGTTCTATGATTTCTTTTATAACATCAATCGTTTGATTTACATTAATATGTTCGCCTCGCTGTGAATTGTGTTTTAAAACGTTAAGCTGATTTGAAATTTTTTCTAAATTACGCTGTAAATTATCTTTATATCTCATAATAATATTCTAAGAGGATTTCTAGTGCTTCCTCAATTGTATTAAATATACGAACCCCGGTTAGGTTCTCCAAATTTGTTTCAGATAGTATATAAATATATTCTCCTGGGTGTTTTCTAAAATATATAATAGGGAATGATTCGGTTTTAAGATTTTCCTCTAACCAATCACCCATTAAAACATTTGTATCAACATCTACATCTGTATAGGGAATTTCTAATTTATCAAGTGCACCTTTTAAAGTTTGACAATAAGTACAGTGTGGAAGTGTATATAACGTTATTTCCCCTACCCCTTTTCTTTCTATTTCCTTAACCCC